TGAGGAAACTTGGCGCATATCTTTCCGAACTCGGAAACGTGCAGGTAACGCAGCGTACCGCCACGGAATGACGTGCTGACGTAGAGCGAACCACCCTTTTTGAAAACCAGCTCACCTGAAGAGTCGTTGCTCGCCGGGTTGGCCGCCCTGATTTCCTTCGGCAGTTTGTCGTAGGCGTACTTAACCTTCTCACGGAACAGGCGTTTGGCGTCGTTCAGCGTATGGGCAATCAGCGCACATTTCGCCGACTCAAACAGCGCCGCATCCAGCTGGATGATGCATACCTCAGTAGTAAAACCGAGCTGGCGGGCTTTCAGGATGATGTTGCGGGTGTGGATCCCCTCGAAGTACTCCCGCTGCTCAGGCGTCATCCTGAAGCGCGTGGGCTTACCCTCTTTGTCGGTGATCCAATAGAGATTGTTCAGCCGCCAGTCTTTATCAGCCAGCAACTTAAGGTGCTCAGGTTTCATTACGCCCCCTGAGAGAGCGAATCCATCAGGTCGGACAGTGCGTCAACGACCTTATCTTTTTCGCCTTCGTCCATGCTGTAGGCCTGTCGTTCGAGGCCAATGAGATTCTTCAGCGTCTCGCTCAGAGCCTTCATCGACTTAACGCGCTCAGGCATGCTGATGATGGCATGATAAAGCTCGCTCAGCCGGTCCCGCCCGTTATCGTCTGGATCCAGCATCAGTTCGCCCAGCTTTCGCAGAGACTCAACATCTGCGCACTCGGCCTCCAGCTCATCAAACAGGGCGTTCGCCAGGGTTCTCGCCCGGCGGATGTCGCCGCGATGTTCCATGCGAACCGTGGCAATCACCTCGGCAGTGGCCTCAATCAGTACACGTTCAGACAGTGCCGTTTCGCTGCGTACCTGTTTGCGTACCTCAGCTTTGCGTACCAGATCGTCAGCGCGTTCTTTCACCTTCGCATTCAGGTCGCGTGACCATTCATCACGCTTGGCGCGCTTACGGATAGCACCTTCGCTGATGCCATGTTGCGATGCGATTTCACGGAGGGACATCACTCCGGCCCGGTAAGCCGATTCGATAGCCTCCCAGTCCGGTTTAGCCATGTATAATCCTTTTTTCGATAATCAGGTGAAGAACATATGATTCAAGGTCTACTGCTCAAGGCAATTAGCCACGAAAGAATGCGTCAAAAACTACATGATCTTAACTGTTACTTTTACAACCGAAAACATGAGACTCAAATTCGTGATGAGCTTACTTTAATAATAAATAAAATCAGTAGCCTAACAGCTTTGAGCGAGCATCCTAAGTGCAGGGCTGGTGCAGTAGATTTATCGATTTATGATTCATCGATTACGGAAAGGGAAAACGGTGCTGGTATAGCGACAATCGAAATCAAACATCACTACCCGAGGGACTTAGTCTTGCCGCAAGTCAAAAGAGATATAGCGTTGGATATTTCAAGGGTAATATTTTCGCCAACAACTCATTTTATCCACATACTCCAGCAGAGAACATTGAACGAGCGCCCGCCATTTGGTCAGGTTAAGTACCTTGAACGAGATGATGATGACATAAGTTTTTACGTGAAAGGCCTGGAGGGAATGAGCTTATTCCCGAGCAATTTCAAGAAAAATAGCGTATGCATTGAAGTCCAATGCAAGGTGAAGTCAAAGTACACATTCAACGTATATTCCTTCGAAAAATCAGCAAATCCGTAATGCTGACGCATTCTGCCATTACGATGGGCCTACCCATGGTGATGGCAATAAAAAACCGCCCAGAGGCGGTTAGCTGTTATCTCTGAGGTAATCAATTAGCATATCAAGGCGCACCCTGTCCGGCCCATCGGAGTACCACGTATTTGGCTTTGGCTGGTTTGCCTCAAAGAGAGGTGTTACGTCAACATCGTCATTAATGATTTGGATTGACTTGTCGCTCAATTGATAACAGATCACCCGGCAGCTACCCTCCGACACTTTGTCGAAGTGATCAAGCTTCCTGTTGCTCGAATATATTTCATACTTAAGTTGCCTGCCATCGTTTGTTCTGGTCAGGAATGTTTGAATAAGGAATCGCATCAATGCCTCGCCTAATGAATTGAGAAAGTCCACATTAGCGCCAAGTGATGACTGATGGAATCTTATTTTTGGGTAACACTCACCATCGGGCGCACTGCGTGAATGCGCCCTATGATGATTACTCGACTTTAAGTTCTGTTTGCTTATCCCATCCCTCACGGAATTGAGAGGGGTTTTGGCTGACTTGTAGTGACATAGTTACCTCAAGCATTGCTCTTTGTTGTACTACTGCAGGCCGGCAATTTGCTTTTCGGCGATTTCTATTCGCTCTCTTAGGGTAAAGTAATCCCGTTGAGCGGAGTCTGTAAGTCGGGCGAGGAACTGGTCTACCAGCGCCCCCCAGTCCGGTTTTGCCATTGATCACTCCATTTATCCCCTGTAGGGCATAATTACGTTTTATCCGCTATAGCCATTACGATGAGCCTACAAATGGTTGTATCAAAAAGTGCTTTTGACGAATTCGTCAATGTTTTCATTTAGTTAAATACGTGCTTTTATAATTAAACACCTTAATTGCTTGCGTTAATTGGAGAACATTGTGGAATTTAGCAAAGATGACTCACACCCCTACGATTGGCTGTTTATTTCCTTTTCAAATCCATTGGCCATGCTTGGCATACAAACATTCATCTTATTTGCAGGGGTTATACTGACTGCTGCTTTGCATGAACCGTCCTTGCTAACTAAATTTGGCACTTTAAGCACATTGCCAGGCATTTTATTAACAATGGCTCCAATCTTTTACAAAGGTGTGTATAGAGCGTTTGAGGTACACCCTTCTGATATGGGGGATTACCCGATGGGAAGTGACGGGAAGCCTTCCGTTACGACTGTTGAATCCAGAAAACTATCGATGAATATAGTAATCGGTACGGTCATGGTTTCAATCAGTACGATAATTAGTGCATTTGGTGACTTATTTTTTTAACCCATTCTCAAGCCCACCCGTGGATGGGCTTGAGAATGACTTAACCTAGCTTGGCGCGTACCAGTGCGTCTTTGGCCTAAAGCAGTTTGCGCAGGCCTGCTGACTTTTCCGCACCGTCCGGCAAGGTTTGATCCATCAGCGTCGCAAGATCGCCAATTGGCTTACTCACTTCCTGCAGGTGTGCCGGAAGATGCTGGTACGCAAAATACTTCATGATCGGAGATGACATTCTTTGTCCTCAGTTAGTAAAAAGCCCCGCTATTGCGAGGCTCGTGATGTTTCGATTTTCCTGATGCTGGCTTTATCGATATTGCACTGCCCCAACGCCGATAAAAGGCTTACATTCAATTCCAGGCTATCCCCGTAGTTCATCTGTTCAGGAATAGCTGGTTGTTCCGTCTCAGTTGTCAGGTTGGCTGGTAGCGGCACCACCGGAGCCGGTACGTACACTGTCCGCGTATTTGCGCAGCCGGTCAGCAGCTGCAGCAGGCACAGGCCGATTAGCGCAATCATCATTCGCAACAGCCACTTTGATATCTGAGTGGGCTCTCTGTGACTCCAGTGCGATCTTGTTCTTTGCATCCTGGTTAGCCTCTGAAATGGCGTTGATGATGTTCACGGCCTGAATCACGTTGGCGGTGACGATGTTTGCTGATTCGGCCTGCTGCTCTGCGCTATCAGCCCGTACCTTTTCCCGGCCAGCCTTGTCGCTGTAATACCAGGCTGACCAGCAGACACCGCCGAACAGGCACAGGATGAACACGACGATCGCGATGAGGTAATGGAGTTTCATCAGAACACTCCCGGGGCCGATGCTGGCGTACCAGGGTTAAGCGGCCCGGCGCCACTATTGAACAGTTGCGGCTTTTGCTGCCATTCACAGACTTCGCGCTCAATCTCTCGTCTGGTGATTAGCCCTTTCCACTGCTTGCCACCAGCATACGTCCAGCGCTGTAGCTCTTTGCAGGCACCCGGAATATCGCCAGCATTCAGTTTTTTCAGCAGCGTGGATTTGCCGAACGCGCCAGCGCCCACGTTATAGGTGAACGAGTAAAGCGCCGCCCTGGTGTTATCAGAGATACCAACCTTAATCAGTGGATCTATGGCGGCCGCCACCTTGCGCAGGTCGGACTGCAGCAGGGCATCGCACTCTTTGTCGGTGTAACGGTGACCACGGCGAACGTCAGCACCAGTGTGCCCGTCGCATACGGTCCATATGCCAACAACATCCTGATATGCGTAATACCGTCGCCCTTCCAGCCCGTCGGCGTTGCCGAGCATCACGGATGCAATGGAGATAGCACCGGAGCCACCAAGGATCGTGGCGATGAGTTTATTTCTCAGCGTCGGATTCATGCTGACCCCTGTTGCGGTTATCCCTGCGGATCTGGAAATAAAGGTTTGTCAGGTACGTAAGAACAGCAACTACTATGCCCACCAGCACGCCGATGGCGTTCCACTGCTCAGGGCTGTATGCGTTAAGAATGCCGTTCAACACGCTCCCCGCAGAGGCGCCATAAGCTGCGCCAGTGGTTAATTTATCCATTCGTAACATCTCTCACCTCCGATGGTTTCGGGGTGCTGTGCGTTGTAAAAGAATCAGGCTCGCCGGATGAATTAACGACAAAACGAGTGATGGGGGTATCCGGGAGCCTGAAATAGAAAAGCCCCAGCGTATGCCGGGGCTAAATAGGGCGCCAGATTATGTGTCTGGCGGTACAACCTCCCATTTGATATCGTTAAATTGCCAAAAGTAACCATTCAAACGAAGAGGATTTTTATGTCTGAACAAAACAAGCCACAAGGTGAAAATAAACCTCAGCAACCTGCGGCACCAAAACCTACTCCAGCCCAAAGTACTGCAGACTTTGCTACACGTCGTGTTTTCGTTGGAGATTCTGCCGATTCAGTCATCGAGCATATAAAAAAACAGCAGAAATAAGCATTGCAGCTACCGGAGCGAGGATGGTGAACATCCTCGCTTTATCAAGACACGTTCGAATTTTCTCATTTTCCGTCAACAATTCGCTCGCTGTATCATTCAAGTCAACAAGGCGATACCTTCGTATAAGAGGCAATAACTTCTCCGGCCCTACATATCCTGCATCGGCGAATAATTTAAAGGTCGACGGATCCATATCCCTGTATTTCTCATGATATAGATTACCAGGAGGGGCATTAATCAGGCCTCTAACCTTCACCGATAAGCCGGTACATACAAGGTAAATAGCGCACCATGTCCATAGCAAAGTAAATGTGGTAATTCCCGCAGCTAGAAAATCGAAATTGGTTTTCTGCGTCAGTAATAAAAAAGATGAGCCAATTCCAACAATCTGAATGTTCAGAAGTTTGTATCCATTCTCAACATTGATTTTATTGGAAAGATGAATTTCTCGTATCGTCTCCTCTCCCTGTTTTTCAAGGTAATCAACGAGCTCTTCATCCACCCCCAAAAAATAATCTTTAGGTAGCTCTTTCATCCCACCCCCACACTCTGTACTGAAAACAATTTTACCTGAATGTCATGATCCTTGGTATTACTGTCTCCAGAAACGACAAAGCCCCACGGTGTTAACCGCAGGGCTTGAAACGAAGGCAGTAACCCATCGTTGGGATGAAATTAACACAGTTTCCGGAAAAGTAAATAGCCCGGGATTGAAAAGTAAGCCGTTTTCGTGAGCGCTATCGCGTTATATGTTTGAGCTGCGCCTCTGCCCACGCCTCCTCGATATCGAATTTCGCGATCAACTGGTCGTAGAATGGCTTAACCGACTTCTCCCAGGTGGCGACGGTGATCGCATCTGTAATCTGACAAATAGCTGCATATGCCTCCGTTGATGGGATTCGCTCATACCCGCGCCCGCTGCAGCGCTTGCAGATGCTGAATACCGGCAACCCCTGCTTTTTCGTTTCCTTCTGGTTTACGGCTTTACCGCGCCCCCGACAATCGCTACAGGCTGCGCTCACCCGTCCTGCACCGTTGCACTTTTTACAGAGCACTTTTACGGTCTCTTTGACTTTCACCATTCCGGCCATGGTCATCTTGCCTTCTGGCTTACGGTATTTGTTGGTGAACACATCAGCCTCGATAAACCCTTGCCCCGCGCAGCAATCGCACTGTTTCACGCTGGCGGCGCTGCGCGAATAGTCCTCAAACGCAAAAGTGGCCATCTGATGCATTACCAGAGGCTTAACTCCGTCGCTCAGCTTGCGCAGCACAGCTACTTTATCGCATTTGGTCAGCGCGTATTCAGCCAGCAGCGCGATCGCCCTCCCTCGGTCGTTATGGCTGATCCCCATCTTACCGAGGAAAGCGCTGTACCCCATGGCGGCGCGTTCCTGGGTCATGCCCATGGCTGCCATGATATCCGTACCGGTCAGGGAGTCTGATGCGGTGGCGCGCGGGGAGTCGCTGATCATCGTGGACTTTGCGAAGTGGTATTTCACGGTGTTTTCGAGGTTCATGCTGCGGCTCCTGCCATCAGGTAAATGCGGATAAAGTTACGAAGAATGCGATAGTCCACCAGCACCGTTCCCGGGCGGCGATAAATGCGGAGGCGCAGCCAGCGCATGCAAAGCGATTCGATCAGTTCTGGTTTCAAGCGGCGAACTCCTGGTGTCTGGTACGGCGCTTTTCCAGCGCGCGGGCTTTACGGGTGAAGATGATTTTGATGCGCTGCAGGTATGGGATATCGAACTTCCGAACGGCGTTGTTATTGTTCAGGGCTTCGACCTTCTCTAGCCCAATCCTCTCAATCAGGCCCTGCTCAAACGCTTTCTGAGCGCCAGAACGGTCACGGTTACATTGGACGCACTGCGCTGCGGTGTTATGCAGATTGAATGCAAGGTGCGCGGCAGCACCACGGGTGCGGTAGTGTCCACAGTCCATGGTTCCGCCATACTTCTGAGCAGGGAGGCGGCCACAGCTGATGCACGGCATTCCGGCATCGCGCAGGCGCACGTAACGGTTGAATGCGGTCTGGGCCTCACTCTTCCACTGCGTTTTGGTTTTCAATGCTACACGCTTCTCGCGGCGGCGCTGCCGCCCTGCCTTCTCCTCTTCGCGCTGGCGCTTCTTCTCAGCTCGCAAAGCCTCGGCGCGGTTCTTTGCGGTCTGCGCTTTGGCAATGACCGTAGCGCATTCGTAGCTGCATACCACCTGGCCGTCGCGAATCAGGTGGAACCATTCGCGGCAGCTCGGGTTTGCACACTTACGGCGGGGTTTCTTAGCCATGATCACCCCCAGACCTTTTGGCGGAACGTACGCGGCGTTGGCTCGAGATACTTAACCTCCTGTCGCTCTACGCTGACGGTCCAGGTGAGGTAATCACGATTAAGGCTGCGCGTTACGGCTACCCCGCGGCGCTGATACTGCCGCTGAAGTTCATCGGCCTGTTCGGTTGTGCATTCGGTGTAGTGGAACCATGATTTCGCCATCTGGTTATCCCCCGAAGCTCATCAACTGCGCGGCGGCGTTCTCGGCCTCGCGCTGATTGCTGAATGACCGGTGGAGGATGAATCGCCACAGTACGTTCAGCGTTTCGGTGTAAAGCGGAACAAACGCCGTGTCGTCCATATTCGCGAATGAAATGCTCTTTGGGCGCTTGCGCTGGCTGCCATCAGGG